CCGCCCGCGACCTGTTCTATTTCTCAGACGACATCATGAGGATCACGGGCTTTTCCCAGAGCAAGAGCTACAAGATCATCAAGCAGATGAACAAGGAGCTGGAGGCACAAGGCAAGCTGACGTTTGAAGGCCGCGTCAGCAAGCGGTACTTCAACGAGCGGCTGGGCCTGGATGTGGACACCCGGCAGAAGAGCCGGGCATGAGGAGGTAACACGATGGAGAGCACAAGTTTCACCCTGAGCGTCAAGCAGGAAGCGGCACCCCGCCCGAAGCGGAAGGCCAAGAAGCGGGCTGTATGGCCCCATCTGCTGATGCAGGCATTTCTCGCGGCGGTGCTGCTGTACCTGGGTATTATGATTGCCCAGAGTGCGAGCATCCATACAACCGGCGCAGGCAACGTCGTTCTGGCGGCTGCCGTCCTGGTGTTCACAGGCTGGAAGCTCCACGATCTCGGAGCTGATGAATGAGAGGAGGACTCAACATGGCAAAGATGTTTGATGGCAAGAAGGTTTACGACCGGGAGTCGTTCAGCTACGAGCAGGCGAAGATCGGCGACTATGTGACGGAGGAGGTCGTGGACGACGCGATCGACTGCCTGCCGCCCGCATCCATGACCGCCCGCTGTTCCCAGATGGGCGAGCCGATCAGCGATCGCTTCGACCCAGACAACCACTGCTGGCGGGCAACCTACGAAACCTTCACGAAGGTGGCTGAGGACGTCTGGAGGTACTGCGGCGACTGCTTCCGCGGCGAGATCGTCCAGCGCGGCAAGCCGCTCGTCTACGTCGGCAAGGGCCAGAGCTGAGGAGGTGAAGATCATGACGTATTATCCCATCAATGAGGATACCGCCAAGCGTGCGAACGACGCCAACTCGTTCCGCGACTACAAACCCGGCAGCGCGACGGCTGCCTACCGTGCCGAGGTGGACAAGGCCGCTGCCCTGGCTGAGAAGCAGAAGGCCAAGGTTGACCCCATGCACCATGACAAGCTGGAAGGCCTGCTCGATCGGTACGCACACCGGCTCGCGGACTACTACAACGACTACTACCGCAACGAGGCGGCGTGCCCGTCCATCCTCATTACCGGCGGCGCAAATTTCCCGGTTGCGAAGAAGGAAAAGCAGAACGCCCGCCGCGACACCCTGGCGCATGAGTATGCGGACATCCAGGGCTTGCTGCGGAAGATCGAGAGCGTGGGCATGGGCGGTATCAGCGCGGACGACCCGAACGCCATAGAGAAGCTGGAGGAGAAGCTGGCAAGGCTGGAGCGGACGCAGCAGACGATGAAGGACATTAACGCCTATTACCGCAAGCACGGCACCCTGGACGGCTGCACGCTGGCCTCTGAGGAGGTAATCAGGAAGATCAAGGCCGACATGAAGTCGTCCTGGCGGTTCTCGGACAAGCCCTTCGAGTCGTACACCCTGAGCAACCAGAATGCGGAGATCAGGCGGCTGCGTGGCCGTATCGAGGAGCTGCGCAAGCAGAAGACCGAACCGCCTCCGGCAGGCTGGGATTTTGACGGCGGCGAGGTGGTTGTGAACACATCCGCAAACCGGCTCCAGATCATCTTCTACGACAAGCCGGACGACGATTTGCGGCAGGAGCTCAAACAGAACGGTTTTCGCTGGGCTCCGTCTGTCGGTGTGTGGCAGCGGCAGCTCACAAAGAACGCCCTGTATGCGGCCAAGCGAATCGAGGCCCTGGCGCCTGTGGAGAAGTGATTCCCTCTGCCAAAATAATACCAGAAAGAGAGGGACAGCAGCATGGCGATCATGGTAACAAAAAAGCCTCCCGCGTATCTGCGGGAGGCAAGAGTAAAGGCTGGATATGTCAGCCGTGGCACGGCGTCTATCGCGGTTCCGTACTCGCCGGAAACCATCGGGCGGCATGAGCGCGGGGAAGTTGATCTGACCCCGGCGGACGCGGTGGTCTACGCCGAGAGCTACAAGAGCCCGGACATCCTGCTTCGCTACTGCGCGACGTGCCCTGTGGGCTGCAAGATGGGCTGGACGGCGGCGGACATTCCGCTTCCCCATGCAACGCTGCGCATCCGGCGGCTGATCGTGGAAGCGCAGGCAGTGGCCGACCGGCTGGAAGAGATCGCCTTCGACGGCGCGATCGACGAGTCGGAGCGCAGGGACTTCGAGGAGGCATTGCGGTTCCTGCGGCAGCTTGAAGCGAGCATCAACGACATCATCCTCATAGGCCTGGGAAAAAGAGAAGGCACCTCTCGCCAAATGCCTGAACGAGAAGTGCCCGATAACTAACCGATGTCATATTATCACACCCAGGCTCTTTTGTCAAGAGAAAGGAGCAAATATGAACTACGAGAGCGTACTCCAACTTAACAAGTACCCGACAGATCGGTATAACGTCCTGGTGCCGGTCACTACGATGCAGGCGGCGTCCAACCTCCAACGCATCGTCGTTTCCGAGGTGCAGCTGGACACCAGGCAGGACAACACGAACCGCGGGCCCAGCAAGGACATCTATTTTGAAAAGTCCAGCGGCGCGTTTGCGATCACGAAGGTGGGCGGCATGAAGCTGGCCGCTGCCGCGAATATCAGCATCGTGGACACGACCCCTGGCAGAACGGAAGGCTGCCAGCGGTGCATCGAAATGGCCCGCGCCTCTGGCAAGCCCAGAGTATGCGGCAACTGCGAGCACGTCCACGACGTCGCCGTTACCGTCACCATCCGCGTGCCTGAGCCGTCCGGCGGCTTCCGGCTGATGAAGGCCACGAAAGAGATCGACTGCACCCTGGAGGCTGCCTCCATGAAGGACGGCGCAACCGGGCAGCAGTACAGGAGGTTCCTGCCGCACCGCACCGCGATGGCGGAGAGCAAAGCCTTCATGCGTGCTATCCGCGCCGCCCTGGGGCTGGCCGGTACATACAAGCTCCCCGATCTGAAAAAGCCGTTCATCGTGGCCCGCGTCGTTCCGAATCTGGACGCGCCGGAGATCAAGCAGGCCGTGGCCGGGAGCTATTTGCAGAGTATGGGCCTTTTGTTCGAGACTCCGGCAGCACCGATGCAGGCGGCCCTTCCTCCGGCTCAGCAGGCCGAAGAGGTTCCGCCTTACGAGGACGAGGGTTGCGAGGCTCCACCTCCGCCGGAGGACTACGAGGAGCCGGACACCGGCTGGCAGGAGCCCTACTACGAGGAGCCTCCCGCACCGCATCAGCAGCCGCAGCCTGGTATCTACTGTGCAGACTGCCGCAAAGAGATCACGGCGGTAAACACCCGGAACGGCGCGGTTTGGACGCCGGACGACATTGCAGGGTACAGTCAGAGGGTTTTCGGACGCATCCTGTGTAACGAGTGCCAGCGCAAGGCAAGAGGAGGCAGAAAATGAGGATACTGCATACCGGTGACATCCACCTGGGCGACCTGGCAGGTCCCACAAAAGACGGCGAAAACCTCCGCCGCCTGGACACGATCGGCTGCATGAAAGCGATCGTGGAGGATGCGCAGAGCATCAAGCCGGAGGTTTCGATCATCGCTGGCGATCTGTTCAACCGCTCCCGCGTCTGGGCTGACACCGCTCTGGACGACGTAAACGACGCCCTGGAGAAGTTCGTCATTCCGCTGTGCGGGTGCAGCGACGAGGTGGTGCTGCTGTTCGGCACCATGAACCACGACAACCCCCGTGCCTTCGAGCTCATTAAGAAGGCGACCGAGAACCTGAGCAATCTGCACATCTACACCACGCCCGCGGTCGAGAAGCTGGACACCAAGGAAGGCCCGGTGCAGATCATGGCTGTTCCTGGCTTCGATAAAGCCCGCCTGCGCCTGTTCTACCCTGGCATGGACAAGGAGCAGGAGAACCGCAACGCGACAGCCCTCATAAACGACACGATTCTGGGCCTTGCAACGCAGCTCGATCACAGCATCCCGGCTGTCATGACCGCCCACTATACCGTGAGCGGCAGCGAGGCGGACAACGGCAGCACCTTCCTGGCGGGACAGGACGTGGTGATTCTGCCCTCCACGATCGACGCAGCAGGCGTTGACCTTGCCTGCTTCGGGCACATCCACAAGCCCCAGCGCCTTGCCAGCGAAACTCCGGCCTATTACTGCGGCAGCGTGAACCAGTTAAATTTCAACGACGAGGGCACGGAGCATGGTTTTTGGCTCCACACCTTGCAGCCGATGATGGGCGGCAACGCCGTCGCGTCCGGCTTCATCGGTCTGCCGGAGCGCGAACACCTGACGTTGCGGCTCTCGCCGGACACCGTGGCCCAGTTCATTGCAGACCCTCAGAGCGTCAGCTTTGGGGAGCTCGTAAGGGATAAGATCATCCGGGTGCGCTATTCCTGCACGGCAGAGCAGGAAAAGGCTCTGAACCGGGCCGACATCCAGAAGACGTTGACTGCCGACGGTGCGTTCTACGTCGCCGAGATCGTCCCGGAGGACGTGGAGGAGCTGGACTCGAAAGATCAGCTCACTGAACACGACGGCCCGTTTGAGGCCCTGGGCCGCTGGCTGGAGCACAACGACATCACCGGCGACAAGGCCGACCGGCTCAAAGTCCTGGCGGAACCGATCATCAAGAAAGCGGACGATGGCCGGGACGACGGGAAGCACGCGGGAGCCTTCATCCCGCACAAGATCGAGGTCAAGAACTACCGCAGCTATACGGAGGCTGAGTTTGATTTTGGGCCGGTGCGCATGGCTATGGTAAACGGTCAGAACGGCGTCGGCAAGTCGTCCCTGTTCATGGACGCGATCGCCGATTGCCTCTATGAGCACACCCGCAAAGAGGACATCGGCGGCTGGGTGCGCGACGGTACGAAGAGCGGCGCGATCACATTCACCTTCGGCATGGGAGGCCAGGAGTACCGCGTTATCCGCACCCGCACGAAGAGCGGACGCGGCACGCTGGCTCTCCAGCGGCTCGACCCGGAGGCTGGTTCCTGGGCGGACGAGAGCGACACCACCATGAAGCTGACTCAGGCGAAGATCGAGCGGCTGCTGGGTATGGACTGCGATACATTCTGTTCGATCGCCCTCATTCGGCAGGACGCCTACGGCCTGTTCCTGGACGCGGACAGCGACCGGCGCATGGAGGTTCTGAGCTCGCTGCTGGGCCTGGGCATCTACTCCCGCATGGAGGAGATCGCCAAGGATGCAGCCAAGGAGCAGCGCAGGAAGATCGCGGCGACCAAAGACCGCATCGACGTCCTGACTGAACAGGTCGAGAAGCGCGAAGACCTCATGATCGAGGACGCGGCCAAGGTGGAGAAGATCGAAGAGGCCAAGCGGACGATCGCGGAGGCGGAGCAGGAGCAGAAGGCTCTCGAACAGGCCGAGGCTCTGGCCGCCGAGATCAAGAAGCAGGCCGATGAAAAGGACTCTCAGGCTGCGGAGTGTACCCGGAAGCGCAACCAGAAGGCCGACGAGGGGGCGAGGCTCCAGAGCGAGTACGACGAGGCAGCCGCAGACGGTGCCCGCTTGGACATGGTTCGTACTGCCGCCCAGCTCGTCAAGGCTGCCCGCTCTGAGCTCCAGGAGCTCACCCCGAAGATGAATGAGCTGACGGCTATTCTCCATGACATGAAGACCGCACAGAGCGACGCGCAGCAGGCCCGGAACACCATCGACGAGCTCACAGCCTACCGGTGCGAGTACGAGGGAACGGTCAAGAGAAAGGCTGAGATCGAGGCGGCGCAAGCCAGCCTTGAATCCCTGGCATCCCGAAAAAAGGAAGTCCAGACCCGTGTGCTGGAGCAGAAAAAGACCGCGCAGGCCGCCCGCGATGCGAAGGCTGCGGTTGACGCGCACCTGGCGGAAAGCCGGGTGGCTATCCGCGGCATGGAAAGCAACCTGGAAGCCCTGCGCAAAGAGGCTGCCCGCCTGGAGGGGAGCGGCTGCCCGAACCCGGACACTGCAACGTGTAAGTTCTTGATCTCCGCCACCAACGCGAAGCGGTCTATTCCCGCTCTGGAGCAGGAGTTGGCGCAGACCAAGGCAGACCGCAAGGCCCAGTATGAGAAGCTGCTGAAAGCGTACAACGACGCCAAGACAGCGGACGAGGCCCTGGGCGACCCGGCAACCGAGCTGCTGCACCTGGCCGCAGAAGAAGAAACGCTGCGGCTCCTCGCCGATCTTGCTCCGCGGCTTGCGGCTGCGGAAGCATCGCTCCAGAAGGTCGAGGCCGACATCCAGGCGGCCACTGATCGGGAGGCCGCTGCGCTCCAGAAAGCAGCCGAGCTCAACGGCCAGATAAAGTCCATGCGGGATGTGGTCGAGCAGTACAACGCGGCACAGAAGCAGATCGAGGACAACGAGCGGATGGCAGACCGGCTGGCAGCTTGCGAAGCAGCAGCGGCCAAAATGGAGGCCCTGAAGCCTCAGATCGACCGGCTCGACCGTGAGATCGAGGAACTGAACAGCCAGGGCGCAGCGGCCCGCCTGGAGGCGTATTCCATCCGGGAGCGCATCAAGCCCGTGCCCTACGACGCATGGCAGAGCATCCAGAGGAGGCTTGCACCCGCAAACGACATTGTGTCGTGCTGCATCCTCCGCCGCGGCGAGATCAAGGCAAAGCTCCAGATGATCGACGAGGCGACCGAGCAGATCGCCCAGCTTCGTTCTGAGCTGACCGAGATCGCGGAGAAGCTGAACGACTACACCACGCTGGTTCAGGCGTTCGGCATCGACGGCATCCAATACATGATTATTCGCGGCGTCGTGCCGGAGATCATGCGGCAGAGTAACGACATCCTTGCATCCATGACCGGCGGCAGGATGGCGGTGGACTTCCGTACCGAGCGCGAGCAGAAGTCCACGAAGCAGATCGTGAACAGCCTTGAGGTCTGGATTAACACGATCACCGGCGGCACCCGCCCGTACCAGAGCCACAGCGGAGGCGAGAAGGTCAAGATCGCGCTGGCTGTCACCCTGGGCCTTGCGGATGTGAAGGCCCGCCGCGCCGGCGTTCAGCTCGGTATGCTGTTCATCGACGAGCCGCCGTTCCTGGATGCAGACGGCACGGACGCCTACGCGGACGCCCTGTCCAACATGGCGGCCCGAAACCCCGGTATGCGCATTTTGGCGATCTCGCACGACCCGACCATGAAGGCGCGGTTCTCGCAGAACATCATCGTCACTGGCGGAGAAAACGGAAGTACGGTTACGATGGAATGAACGGCAGAAACGCGCTTGACGAAAGGAGGGCGGGCTCGCCGTGAATTATATGCCGGAATTGAACGCGTTCGCAGAACGAATGCGCCGGAACCCGCTCTCCAACAATGCGCAGCTCCTATGGTACAAGCTCATGGACACGGCAAACCGCCTGCACTGGCCTGAAACATTCCAACTGGACAACGGCAGATTGAAAAGTTTGCTGAACGTCGGTTCAACTCATACGGTGCTGTCTGCCCGTCAAGAGCTTGTGGACGACGGACTGCTGGAGTTCATCGCCGGAGCCAAAGGAAAGCCAAGCGTCTACAAAATGTTGTCGGTTGCGGCCCTGGAGGGGCCCGCCGAGCAGCCGGAGGAAGAGAGCCAGGAGGCCCCCGACTCGTTCCTCTGGGATGTCAAGGACGACATCACGACCTACTTCGGCTATACCGAGGCCCTAGGACAAGAGCTCCAGCAGATCACGCTCACGCTCTGGGAAGAGTTCTTCCCGCGGCAGCAGCCGAACCAGAACGACGAACGCCAAGTGTTCCACCGTATACGAGAGCAGGAAAGGAACGAGGATGGCAGCTGGACTATGAGCTTCCCACAGGAGAAAAAGCAGATTTTGGCTCATGCCTTCGACATAGCCCGCGAGCAAGGCAAGCTCAACTGGGGCTATGTCAACGGCATTTACCAGGTCTGGAGCCGCAACGGGTACAAGACCCTGAACGAGATCGAAGAGAGCGAATACCGGCGAGAAGATCGCAAGAATGGACATTGGGGTGGAGATCATGAAAAAGCGTAACAAGAAGCTCACTGAGCTGCTGGTGCAGCGGCGGGCACTCTGCGACAAAATGACGCACGGTGTACCCGGATGCTCCACTGACTGCAAGCTCTTCGCATTGCGGGCGACCGCGAGGGCCTGCCGAGACAGCGTACTGGAAGACCCGGCGCGGGCCTCCGAGCTGATGCAGGCGCATTTTGAGGAGAGGAGGCGAAGCAATGCCTAAGTACAGAGTCCTCGTCGAGTGCCGGAACGAAGGCGGCGCCGACATCCATTGCTGGAGAGGCATCGAGGCTCCGAATGGAGTTGAGGCAGAACGCCTGGCCGTCCAGAGGGCGTCCAGGCATTACCCAAAGTTCGACGAGTTAGAGCCCGTGAGAACGGAGGAACAGAGATGATCGGAGGTGTTTGGCAATGGCTGAGGAAAAGAAGATAATCCGGCTGGCTGATGTCGGCGAGCTGGAGGCCGGTCTGAAAAAGACCTGGCCGAAGAAGAGGCTAAGGGGGAAGACTGCGGACATCCTGTATTGCGAGAGCATCAGCGACGAGCTGTCCGATCTGGGCAATCTGCCCACCATCGACCCGAAAACGCTGCGGCCTGTGGCACACTGGGAGGAAATTCCCGGCTCCTATGAGGTCTGTGCCGGGGAAAGCGGCTCGTGGTCTGTGCCTGCAACGCGCTGTGCGAACCCGGAATGTGGCGAGGCGAACCCGTGCGGCCTCAAAACGCCGTTTTGCCCGATGTGTGGATTCAGGATGGAGGATGTGCCCTATGACGGATAAGCGGCTGATCGACGCCACGGAAGTTGAGCGCGTGTTTAACCAGTGGCTCGGCGAGGCGGACAGCCTTGCAGAACAGGAGGCGATCGAGTGCTGCATTGCGCACATCCGTGATACACCCGCCGTTGACCCCAAAAGCCTGCGCGGGCACGCAAGGTGGGTGAAGGACGAAAACGTGAAGATCATCACCGTGGACGTCTACGGCAACACGTTCGAGTCCCCGGTGGTTCGTTGCGAGAATTGCGATGCTGCGCTTTCCGAAGCAGACTTCAAGGGTCGCGTTTGGAACTACTGCCCCGTATGCGGGTTCATCATGGAGGACGCGACGAATGAGTAAAGAGCTTGTGCTGTTCTGCCAGTCAGATGGCAAGTGGGCTGTCTACGACAACACCTACGACATCACCATCCATTGCGAGTCCAAACAGGAGCAAGACGAAACGCTGGCGATGCTGTGCAAGGCCATCGCCAGCGCAGGAGAGGTAATGGGCCCAGAGGAAATGGCCCGTTATTTGATGGGGCTTTGCCGTTGCCGTTTGGCGACCGGGAACGGTTGCCCTGGATGTCCTTTTGATAAGCCAACCAGTGATAACGGAGACGGTGAGTGTCGTCTGGGTGTCCCGGAAGACTGGGACTTCTGAGGAGGTACAGAATGGATAAAGTGATCGTGTATTTATCCCTGTCGCGGGAGGAGCTGCTGGCTCAGCTCGCAGAGGAATGTTCCGAGGCGGCGCAGGCCGCGCTCAAACTCCGGCGGGCAGGCAGCGGGGAGAACCCGACGCCGGTGTCCGAGGAGGACGCATTTCATAAGTTGATCGAGGAGCTGGCGGATGTCATGCTCAGCGCAAGTGTTCTGTTTGGCTGCGAGTTTGAAGACAACGACTCGCGGAACCTCTGCGAAGAGGTATCAGACGAGATCGCGGACATTGCGGGCGAAAAGCTCGACCGCTGGAGGAACCGTCTGCTGGCGCGACCCTTGGCAAAGACGATCGAGGTCAAGGAGGACAAGAAAGATGGCTAAGGCAAGAGCAATCGACGCTGTGGCCCTCTACGAGCAAATTGCGGCCGAGGTGAGCTCGATGCTCAAACAGCCGCCCGGTATCATCGTTTCCAAGATCATGGCAATGGTCTTGCAGGCCCCGACGATCGGCAGTTCGGAGGTCAAGGAGGATGTGCCGGACGACAGGTTCGACGCGCTCGCCGCTCCCTGGGCCCGGAAAATCCGGGCAGCTTTCCCGGCAGCATTCGTCAATATGTACAACGAACTCATTCTGATCCCGAAGGCCAACATGTACATTATGCTGAATCAGGTACGCGACGAGCGGGACTTCAAGGCGGCCGTCCTGGAGGACTGCTCCCGGAACGCGTTCAAGGGGTGCTCTCGCAAGCTCCAGGATGAACACCTGGACGGCATCAACAAGCTGTTGGACACGAAGTTCACGCGGGACGACATAGAGCTGATCTACACCTACCTGGGCAACGGCATCCAGCACGACCTCTGCCTGCGGTTCGTGGCGAGCGGCTACGATCTCGAAGTTCTCCGGGAAGACGAGAAGAAGCAGGAGGTCGGGAGCGATGGTAAAGCCTAACCCCTAGGAAAACGATATGATGGACACCATGTGGGCCTTCATGCAGATGGGCGGGCTCAAGGCCGACTATCCGGCATTGAAGGAAGCCTGCATGGAGCTCCGCCAGATGATGATGCAGAAGACCGCGGGACAGCGGAAGGACAAGCCGAAAGACCTGTCCTGGGACAATCTGGAGCGCGTCAAGGTGACGATCATCTGCGAGGCTATGGCCCTGGTTCTCTCCGGCGAGTACGAGGAGGCAGGAGCATGATCGAGTTCATCTTTTTCAAAATCATTGTGCCGGTGGCCGCTGCTGTGATCTGCGGTTTGCTGGTCTGGTTTGTGATCGACTGTCTGGAGGCGTCGAGCTGGGCGGAGGAGGATGTTAAAATGCCTGGGTTTCATGTGAGTGCTGGGATTGGCGGCATTTATGCCGGCATCACCAACAGCAAGGGCGAATGGAAAGACAGAGATCGCGTTACAACTGAGGCGGTCGAGGCTGTCCGTGACTATTTCCTGGCAATCCGGGAAACCGACGGTGTGGACAGCATGGAGTACAAGTGGGTGACCGGCGACGGCAGCGAGGTCACGCTCACGCTGAGGAAGACCGCGCCGGAGAACGGAGGCTCAAATGCCGAGTGAGAATAAGCCCCGCGTCTGCACGATCTTTTACTGCGATCGGCGTCGGAAGAGCGTCTGCTGTTCCGACTGTGGGTTTCGTCGGAGGGGTTGCCACAACAGCTGCAAGAACGACCCCACCAAATGCGGGTTATGTAAGGCCCCTGATCTGGAGGGCGCGGAGGAAAAGAAATGAGCGATGGCGTCATTTTCAATGTACCGGCCCGCCGCTGCAAGAGGTGCGGCGGCATCCTGACAAGCGAACAGGGCTTGCGGGATGGGTATGGGCCCTGCTGCTTGAAGAAGATGCGGGAGGAAGAGGAATACCGGCAGTTCATGGAGAAGCAGTACAGCTTCTTCGACATGGCAGCCGAGGCGGAAGCCGCTCGGAACCCTGCAAAAGAGAAGTTTGCCGTTCAGTCCGCTGCTGACATCTTCCGGGAGTCGGAAGACAGCGCGGAAGCGGCAGGAAAGGAAACTAACCATGAATCTACACAAGAGTAAGATCGAGTGGTGTACTCACACCTGGAACCCGGTGACGGGCTGCCGGAACGGGTGTAGCTATTGTTATGCCCGCCGGTTCATCGACCGCTTTGCACCGCACCCGTGCGAGTGGCCCGACGAGCAGTTGAGCGAGGCGGAGGGCGCAGCAGGATGTTTCGTGTCCGAGAAGCCGGTGAAGCTACTGGACGAGTCCGGCAAGTACATTCGGAGCACGCCATACCCGATGGGCTTCCTGCCTACGTTTCACCGTTACATGATGGACTACCCGCGGAAGCGGCTGATTCCGTCCGTGGTGTTCGTGTGCAGCATGGCCGATCTGTTCGGCGACTGGGTGCCGGACGAGTGGATCTCCGAAGTGCTGGAGGCTTGCAAAGAGGCCCCGCAGCACGCCTACCTGTTCTTGACAAAGAATCCGAGCCGGTATATGGAACTGGCCCGGAAGGGCATTTTGCCGGAGGAGCCGAACTTCTGGTACGGCTCGACGATCACCGGCCCGGAGGATTCCTTCTGGTGGAGCGACTACCACAACACCTTCGTCAGCATGGAGCCGCTGCTCCAGCCCTTCGAGGGCGTCGGTGCCCAGGCCGTCAAGAAGGTGGGCTGGTGCATCATCGGTGCCATGACGGGCCCCGGCAGCAAGGCTCACCAGCCGAAGCGGGAGTGGGTAGAGTCGATCGTGACCGATGCGAAGACCGCGGGCGTGCCGGTGTTCATGAAGGACAACCTCAAAGGCGTTTGGGGAGATCAGTTGCTCAGGGAGTGCCCGGAGGGTATCGACCTGGCAGACAAAAAGGCGGTGGCTGAATGGGATGGAGAATGAAGGCTATCCTGGGCCTGCTGATCGTCCTGGAGGCCGTCAACTGCGCACAGCTCAGCTTGAAGGATGCCCGCATTGACGACCTGGAAGGCCAGCAGATCATCAACAGGTGCCGCCTGGAGAACTGGCAGACGCGGGCCATGCAGGACGAACAGACGATCGAGGACTTGCAGAAAGCCGCCGATGAAGCAGAGATCGCGCTGCCGGATGGCCTGGAGCTCGTAGACGCTGGAGAGTTCGAGTGTACCGCGTATTGCGGCGAGAAGTACCCGCACATCTGCGGGGAGGGGAAAGGCATCACGGCGAGTGGTGCTCCCTTTACTCCAGATCAGACCGTCGCCGCCGATCAGTCGATCTTCCCGTTCGGGACGGTGCTCTACATCGAGGGCGTCGGAGTCCGCGTGGTGCAGGATAAGGGCTCTGGCATCCAGGGTAAGCACCTGGATGTGGCCGTGTCCGGCACGCATGAGGACGCGCTGGCCTGGTCTGGCTACGGCAAACACAAAGTATGGGTGATAAAGGAGGCGACCGAGAATGACGGCGAATGAGGCTGTAAACGAGCTCAGGAGGCGGGCCTGCGCCACCGGCGTTGCTGGCTGGACGTGGAATTACGACGTCGAGCATGGGACTATAACCCTGAGCTTGACGGTGGGCAAGAAGCACGCGAGCCGCTCTGTTTCATCGGACAAAATCTTCCTGGACGAACACGGCAGGGCTATCCCCGGCGGGGACGGCTCGCATCTGGTGAAGCTCTACGAGGAGCTGGAAGCCGAGCTCGGCGTCACGGTGAAGATCGCGTGCTCGGACAGAGCGCGGGCGACCATGACCTGCGATGGCCGCGTTCTGTGTAGCTGCGGCGCAGAGCTGGAGTGCGATCACGAAACCGGCGATATGCCGGAGGTCTGCCCGATCTGTGGGAAGATCATCGACTGGAGCTGGTTCACGTTCAAGGAGGCGGGCGAATGAGCATCAAAGAAGCCGTAGCGAAGCTGGCTGCCAGGGCGGAGGCAGACGGGTGCAAGTTCGCCTACATCTTCGATGCTGGCAGGAATCTTGCAATCCTGGAGCTGGAACATGAATCGTTCGGCGTGCGGACGGAGCTCTCGTTCGGGTTCCTGGCGGAGTGCTGCCGGTCGAGCTACATCGAGAAGGTCTTCAACGACCAGTACGACAGACTGAAATTTTTCCTGGAGGCCATGCTGAACAATGACTAACCCGTGCAAAGACTGTGCCGACCGGCACCCGATCTGTCACGATTCTTGCGAGAAGTATGCAGCGTGGAGAAAATTCCACCTCGCTGAGAAGGCCCGCGAGAAAGAACAAAATGCCTCTTGCTATGTTGGCAAGAACGCTTTTGAACAAGAAAGATGGATGGGGAGAGGCCATAGGCCATGATCGAGCCCTGGAAGCTCCCCGCCAAACAGGAGGGACAACCAGAATGAAAAAGAAAAACTGCCGAATGACCGACCTGGAGCGTGCCCAGCACGCCCGCGCCGTACAGTTCCGCAAAATGACCGACGCCCAGATCTGTGAGTATCTGGACGGCCTGCTCGAAAGGGAGCGGGAGGCCCGCAGCACGGCCCCTGCGCCGTCCAAAGAGGAGATCGTGAACGAGTTCCTGGACACCCTGAGCATCCGCACCACGAGCGGCCTGCGCGTCAGTGACGCCACCATCCGCAAGATTCGCAGCATCGCGGTCGATCGTGGGTTCATCAAGAGCGCGGAGGTGTCGGATGGTTGATGCAGATCGGGACGAGCTGAGGCGGTACAGGGAAGAGGAGGAGCACGGACTGCTGCTCCACCTTCCTGTGCCGCTGGGAGCCGCGGTCTGGAGAGTCCGCGAGAACCCCGCGTGCCATTACGGAGTCCGGCAGGCAGAGATTTTTCTGTTCGGAGAGGTCGTCACGCCGCGCCGTATCGTTGAGGAAACGCCGTTCACCCTGCGCCTGCTGGATGAATGGGGCAAGAGCGTGTTTGCCACCGAAGAGGAAGGGAGATCACACCTGAATGACGAATCGTGAACAAGAAGCCCTGCGCCGGAGCTACCGCGGCAAGGTGAGCCGGTGCCAGGGAGCCTTTTTTGAACAGATGATAAGCGCGGCCTGCAATCTCTACCGCGAGCGGCAGATTGCAGACATCGAGAAGACGCCTGAGCCGATGCAGCCCACCAAAGACCTGGGCGGCGGGAAGTTCATTGCCCACTATACCGGCAAGGGACAGGCCGACTACAAGGGCTTCCTTTGGGGCGGCAGGGCCGTGAACTTCGAGGCAAAGTACACAGACTCCGGGAAGATGATGCAGGATCGCGTGACGAAAGATCAGGCCGAACGCCTGGAGCGTGCGCAGCAGTATGGAGGCGTAGCCTTCGTTCTGTGCTCGTTCGGAAGCGTGGCTTTCTACCGCATCCCCTGGGTGGTATGGCGGGACATGAAGGGCAATTTCGGCAGGAAGTACATTATGCCGGCCGATGTGGAGCGATACCGGGTGAAGATCGGTGCTCCAGGTGTGCCGTTGTTTTTGGAGGGCCTGGAGGCCCAGAGCGCAGAAAGAGAGGAATACTCATGAGCAAAGAAACAAGATTTTGCCCGTTCCGGCGGGTTCTGACAAGGCAGCGTACCCGCATCACGGAAAACCGCGCAGAGGAAAACTTCAAAGATCGGTTTGGCGGCTGCTGCGGTGAGCGGCGCATGGCGTATCGTGATGGCCGCTGCCTGCGGCTTGAAAAGAAGGAGGAGCAGGATGGATAAACAGAAGATCAAGAGCGTTCCGAGGCTGACGACCGACAACCCGGTGGACAATTTTCAGACGGCCCTCAACTTCACCGACGTCAGCGAGGACGGCTGGGTGTGGCTGCGGCAGCCTGAAATGGCACTGACCGAGTATATGCGGAAGCTCGTCAAGGGCCACGGCAGCAGCATTGACCTGGACTGCAACGATATGGAGCTCTCCGAAACCTTGACCGAGCACCTCTTCGACGACCCGAAGCAGAGCATTGATGGCCTGATCGCGGAGCACTACACGATCTTGTGGGCCTATGCGACCCTGCGGGAAAAGCTCAAATGGTACGAGGATGCAGGCATCCCGGCCATTCCTGATTATGGCCTGAATACCATCCGGCGGGCGATCAATCGGTACGGCACCGCCCCTCAGCTCCAGATGGCGATCAAGGAAATGTCAGAGCTCACGAAGGCGATCTGCAATCTCCAGCGGGCCGTAACCTTCAACTACCGCAACGGTGCGAAGATCAAGGTCGCCAACGAGAGCGTCAGGGAAGAAATCGCGGACGTTTACATCATGCTGGCGCAGCTCGTTGAGATCGTCGGCAAGCCGGAAGAGGTACAGCAGATCGTGCTCGAAAAGCTCGAACAGTTCAAAGGCGCACTGGACGGCGGGGAGGTGCAAAGTGAGTAAAGCCGTTTTGCTGAGCATCCGGCCTGAGTGGTGTGAGAAGATTCTCAGCGGCGAAAAGACCGTAGAAATTCGCAAGACCAGGCCGAAGCTGGAACCTCCCTTCAAGTGCTACATATACTGCACTTTGGCCGGGAGCGACAGCCTGTTTATGGATGTCCTCAACCGGAATGTGGCCGCGTGGAACCGTGGCGGCTGGCCAGAAAAAAGGGGGCTTGTCATTGGAGAGTTCATTTGCGATGACATCCGACGCATCGGCCCTGAATACTGTGTCGTCAAAGAAGATATCGAATCTGCAATTGCTGGAAGCTGTCTCACAGTACCGCAAGTCAAAGACTATGCCGGATGGAAGCCCGGACTGAGTTATGCAGATTTGAAAGACTTGTATGGCTGGCGCATTTCTGATCTTAGGATTTACGACAGGCCCCGGAAGCTCCAGGAGCTCACCGGCTTGCGAAATACCAGGTTTGGCATGGAGCCCGTGGAGATCGCCCGCCCGCCTCAGAGTTGGGGCTATGTGAGAGAGCTGGAGGAGGTACGCAATGAGCAAGAGGGAGAATAAACGCATCCGGCAGTTGGAACGCCGCCTTGCTGTGCTGGAGAAGCAGCAGACGACCGGCTGTGCCTGCCGCAGCAAGCAGGAAGTCACCGTAGAGCCGAAGGTGCAGGCGAAGCCGAAGACCATCCGCGAGAAGATCGCGGGCATTTTGACCGGCAAAAAGTAAAAGCCCCGGTGGGGCGGAAGAAATCAGGAGGCGGAAGCCAATGAACAAAGCAGAGGATATTCGGGCGATCATCGTAGAGGCTGTGCAGGCCGGTCGCGTATCAGCAGGGCACACCGCGAAGGATGCGTTCAAGGCGACCGAACGCCGTCTTTACGCCCTACCGACCCTACTCCAGAAGCAGGCCGAGGACAAGGACAAGCTGGAGGAGTTCTTGAAGTACGGACCGAAGGAGCGCAGCAAGAGTATTACCCGTTTTATCAAGACCGGCGTGCGGCTGACCCCAGAGGAAATCTGGGAAGCAGTGCTGACTGATATGCAGGCTACGATCGCTGCGGACGAGCACGAGATCAATACGATGGAGCGGGCCCTGGAGGTCATTCAGGACGACGCCTATTATCAGACCGTCGTTGGGCGGTACATCGACAACCTTCCAGACGAGGACGTTGCAAAGCTCATTCCGTGTGACACCTCGACCGTCTGGAGGAACCGAAAACGGCTTGTGCAGCGGCTTGCGGTGTGGCTCTACGGCGCGGACGCCCTCAGATAAGGACGTGCAATTTGCCGGTGCAAAAATTGTGCAATGGACAGGTGCAATTTATCTGTGGTATACTCTTCCACAATGAAAGAGTGTAGACAGGCGGTTGGCTCCCTTCATTGCTGAAAAAATATGCACCATCTTTTCAAAAACCTATGACAGAACGTGCAAAAAGTGGTATAATTATTACAGAAACAATGTAAAGGAGATAACTAACCATGAAAAATATTTGCTTACTCGACCTGAACTACACCCTCGTTGGCAACCAGGCAGACACCCGGCTGCTTCGCCCCTTCGCCCGCCGTATGGCCGCGGAGGAGTACCGCACTGATCTGATCGAGGCTATCCGCGATGATTACGTTATCATCGTGACGGCCCGCCCGGACTACCAGATGCGGCAGACGATGGAGAACATCAAGAAGAAGACCGGCTGGCAGCCGGATGAATGGTACTTCAATGACATCAACGGTGAGCCGCCTGTGTTCAAGGAACGTGCCCTCAAAAACTGGATTTTCCCCAAGCATGGTGAGCAGGACGGCCCGAAGGGAGCCCACTACTACGCCGTGGAGAGCAACCCTAAGACGCGGACGATGTACAAACGCTACGGCATCGAGGCTGCTCCCTACGATATGTTCATGAAGAAGCGTCTGGCCCCGCAGCCGGTGATGGCTCAGGAGCCCGAATGCTTCCAACTGAAAATGTTCTGAATAGGCAACGAAAAGCGGAGTGCGAAAGCACCCCGCTTTTTTCATGAAAAATTTACAGAAAAGGAGCAAAGGCGTGGAAACGAAAATTGTTAAGCTGTCGGAGATCAAACCGGCCCCGTACAATCCCAGGGTCGAGCTGACGGCGAAAGATCAGGAGTACAAGGCCCTGGACGCGAGCATCGAAGAGCACGGCCTAGTTCTGCCTTTGATCGTGAACCTCCGGGACAACTGCCTGATCGGTGGACACCAGCGACTCAGCGTTCTGCTGGCGGAAGGCGAAATCGAAACCAACGCGGTGGTCGTGGACATGGACGAGGCCCAGGCGAAGGCCCTGTGCATCGCCCTGAACAAGTTGGACGGCGATTGGGACTACGGCAAGCTGGCAGAACTCCTCCAGGACTTGATCGAGGAGCAGGAGAACCTTGCATCTACCGGCTTTACGCAGAAGGACATCGACGAGCTCCTGGGTGAGCTGTACTACGACATGAAGCGCAGGAACGGCTACTCGGAAGAGCAGATCATGGACAAGCGGCGCAGCCTGGAGAATGTGCTGTCGCCGCTGAAACCTGAGTGGAACGTCGATATGCTGCGGACTGCTGGCTTCGATAAGGTGGATATGTTTTGGCGTTGCCTGAACTTCTGCGGATGGATAGCCGTTAAGTAACGGCCCCGCCCGCAAAAGGAGGGAGAACAAAATGCCGAAGCGTAGCGACGTAAAGCCGTGGGAACGTCAGGAAGGCGAGAGCGCAAAGGCATTTGAGGCGTTCACGATCTACGCCGGATTGGGGGCAGACCGCAGCCTCCGGGCCGTTGCTCAGCAGTTGGGCAAGAGTAAAACGCTGATGGATAGGTGGAGCAGCACCTACGGCTGGGTAGCGCGTGCTGCTGAGTACGACGCCGACCTTCAACGGAAAGCCCACGCAGAGGCCGTCAAAAAGGCCCGAAAGATGAATGACCGCCATATAGGGATAGCTCTAAAAATGCAGGAGAAGGCTCTGGAGGCCCTTGCCAAGACGCCTGCCGAGAGCATCAACACCAAAGTGCTTGTTTCGATGCTCAGGGAGGCCACGAAGCTGGAGCGCGAAAGCCGCGCCGAGATCGTGAGAGAGACTGAGCACAAGATCGAGGCGGAGAACAAAGAGAGCACTCTGGTGGATGTCATTGCAGAGGCATGGGAGAGGAGGCGTAACGGTGAAGGGCCTGACGAGTGACGCAATCTTATACTACATCGACAATCCGGTGGACTTCGTGGAGGACATCATCGGAGCAAAACCTGATGTCAACCAGAAGGCGATCTTGAACAGCCTCGCCAAATATCCCATGACTTCCGTTCGTTCCGGGCATGGTATCGGGAAGAGCGCGGTGGAGGCGTGGGCCGTGATCTGGTTCATCTGCACGCGGCCATATCCAAAAATCCCATGTACTGCTCCCACGCAGCACCAGCTGTACGACATCCTCTGGGCAGAAATATCGAAGTGGCTCCGCAGCAACCCCGCCTTGCAGCGGGAGATCACCTGGACGCAAGAGCGAGTCTACATGAACGGAGCAAAGGAAGAATGGTTTGCTGTGGCCCGTACCGCGAACACCCCAGACGCCTTGCAGGGCTTCCATTCTGAGAGTATGCTGTTCATCATCGACGAGGCGAGCGGTGTCGATGATGAAGTCTTCGAGCCCGTTCTGGGTGCTCTGTCTACCGAGGGAGCGCGGCTGCTGATGTGCGGAAACCCCACGCAGCTGACCGGCTTTTTCTATGACAGCCACCACAAGAACCGAACCCAGTACCACACAATCCATGTTGACGACCGGGATAGCCCCCGTGTGTCGAAAGAGTACATCGAGCGCATCCGCACCATGTATGGTGAGGACTCCGATGTGTTCCGAGTACGCGTTGCCGGTGATTTTCCGAAGCAGGAGAAGGATGTCTTCATCCCGCTGAGCATGATCGAAAAGAGCATGGCGACCGACTGGCAGGAACCGACGGAACAGCCGACGGTACACATCGGCTGCGACGTGGCCCGCTTCGGCGACGACAAGACGATCATTGGGTACAAGGTCAACGAGAAAGTTTTCTTCCATCAAAAGATCAGAGGCCAGGACACCGTGCGGACAGCGCACGAGATCGCTCTGCTGGGATGCTCCCTGGTGGACAAGTACCACCTCGAAACCGCGATACCCGTCAAGATCGACGACGGCGGCGTTGGCGGCGGCGTGACCGACCGCCTGCGCGAGATCAAGCGCGGCGACCCTGATCGCTTCTGGTGGTTATCCGTTATTCCCGTGAAGTTCGGCGAGCGCATCCGCCACCGCTACTACTACGACACGACCACCTACATGATGTCGATCGTCAAGAAGCTGCTCCAGACGACCGACGACGAAGGGCACGAGAAGCCCGTCGAGCTCATTCTGCCGGACGATGCAGACCTAGCAGCTCAGCTCTCAGGCCGTAAATACGGAATATCTGAGCAGAGCAAGCTCCGCATTGAGAGCAAAAAGGACGTCAAAGCACGCGGCCTGCCTTCCCCTGATGAAGGCGACTGTGTGCTTTTACTCTGTCTGCCGGTCAAGCCGTCCAAGGCGAAGCCGCCTAAGAAGGCAGGAGGAAAGGAGTAAACCCCATTGGCAACGAACAAGAAACCACGCCCCATGCAGGCGCGTATCATCAAGGCCCACGAGCCGACACAGCCCCTCCAGCCCATCAAGAAGGCGGAGGGGCCTACCCAGGTATCAGAGCAGGAAGCCTACAATGCAGGCGACTGGATAGAGCCGCCTGCTCCGCTGGCAGGCCTGCATAAGCTGGCCGCCGAGTCCACGATCTTGCCTCAGTGCATCCGAGCCTACAAGGACAACATTGCAGGCTTCGGCATCGGGGTGAAGTACATCGAGGACATCGAGGAAACCCCGGAGGCTGAGGCCGAGTACGAGCGCATGGTCGAGATCATCGAGCTGCTGAACACCGATCAGGACACCAAAGAGGTTTTCGAGGACTTGATCGAGGCCCGCGAAACCTACGGCATCGCGTATCTGGAGGTCATTCGTAACCTGGACGGCGAGGTGCAGCAGATCGAGTTCCTGCACGACACGCCGTCCGTCAGGAAGACGGTTCCGCTGGAGCCCTACATCGACACGACCTATTACAACCACGGCGTTCCAATCGAGCGCAAGAAGAAGTTCCGCAAGTACCGGCAGCAGCTCGGCGGCAAGACCGTGTATTTCAAGGAGTTCGGAGATCCCCGCGTGATGGACAGGCGCAACGGTGTCTATGTTGAGTCGCCGGAGGACATAAAAGAACTCCCTGTCGATTACGAGGCCAACGAGATTCTGGAGTTCCCAATCGGCATCCAGCCTTACGGCGAGGTGCGCTGGACGGGCCAGATTCTCGGCGTTGACGGCAGCCAGAGAGCGGAACGCCTGAACAACAATTATTTCATCAACGGCAGACACACGCCCTTGATGATTATGATTCAGGGCGGCACGCTCACAGAGGACAGCTACGAGAAGCTGACAAAGTACATGGACGACATCAAGGGCGAGGCCGGACAGCATGCCTTCATCGTCCTGGAAACGGAATCCTCCGACGGCAAGACCGACTTCGATCAGACCGAGAAACCGAAGATCGAGGTCAAAGACCTGGCCTCCATCTTGCAGAAGGACGAGCTGTTCCAAACCTATATGGACAACAACCGAAAGAAGGTGCAGTCGTCCTTCCTGCTCCCGGACATCTATGTGGGCTACACCACGGACTTCAACCGTGCGACCGCTCAGACGGCGCAGGAAGTGACCGAAAAACAGGTTTTTCAGCCTGAGCGCAGGAGTCTCGCATGGGCGATCAACAACCGCCTGCTGAACGGCTATGCCTTCCAATACGTCGAGGCGTTCTTCCAGGAGCCCAACATTTCCAACCCGGATGACATCTGCAAGATCATGACGGCGGCCACCGCAGCGGGCGGCCTGACGCCCAACAAGGCGAAGGAAATCCTGTACAAGTACCTGGGTGAAACATCGGACGACTACGAAGAAGAGTGGGGCAACGTCCCGCTCACCATCACGCAGTCCCAGAACAGCAGCGGGTTTGACCTCGGCGGCCTGACAATGGCCCTCGAAGGGCAGATCAAGAAGGCGGAGGGCCAGGGCGACAACGATCAGGTCGTGGCCGTTATGAAGGAAGTTCGCGGCCTGCTGCTCGATCTCAAAGCGCAGCAGGAGGAGGACGAACCGTGAAAACACGTTTCATCATGAGGCCGTGCTACTGCGATCGGCTGGTGAAGGCGATCGACAACTACATCCAGAAGGCAGACAACGACCTGTCCGATCTGCTAGGAAAGGAAGGCTATGCGAAACCTAAGAAGACGCTCCAGTACGCGAAAGGTATCGAGGACGACGTGGCCGACATACTCACCGAGGAAACCGATTATTTCGTTCGAGAAGCTAAGGCGTCTGATAACCTCGATGATCTCCAGAAGCGGCTCCCGGAGATAGCTGCTGCGACGCCTGCCACCGGCAAGCTGAGCAAAGCGTTTTCCGCACGGCTCTCGAAATTCCTCCCTGAGTATGCAGCCTATTACCTCAAAAAGACCGACAAGGGCTTGAAGCTCGACCGTGTATCAAAGAGGACGACCGCCTGGATTGAAACCTGGAGCGACGACCTGGCCGAGCTCATGAAGACCACGAGCACCGAGCACCTGGAGGCCATGCTGAAAAAAGAGATCGAGAACGGCGGCAACATATCGCAGCTCTGTGTCGATCTCATAAACTCCGGTATGGAAAAGGAAGGCGAGGGCGAATACTGGACATCGCATTACAGGGCCCGCAAGGTGGCCGTTACGGAGGTTCTACGGGCCCACAGCGTAGCCCAGCACGAAGCCTATATGCAGTCCCCGGCGGTGGAGAGCAAGTCGTGGAGGCACACCGGCAACTACCGAAACGAGCCTCGACAGAATCACGTCGATATGGACGGTCAGGTCGTTCTCAAAGATCAGCCCTTCGAGCTGGTCGGCGCGGACGGCATGATCTATTACCCCATGTACCCGCGGGACACGAGCCTTCCCGCAGCCGAGAGCATCAACTGCCATTGTATCGAGCAGCCCGTTGTTGACATGGAGATTCTGGGCCTGCCTCTGGAGGAACGTCAAAAGCTCCAGCAGCAGGCGATCGACGAAATGGACGACGACTGGGAGGCCGAGCTCGATGCTCAGAACAAGGCGAAAGCCGGAATCGAGGATGATTAGAAATGATCGTTACCATTGACGAAGCCCGCGTAGGGCACCCCAGCATCAAGCTGGACGGCATGGAGCTGGCCGGTATGGTCAAGTCCTACACCCTGCGCCACGGTGTCGATGAAGCTCCAGTTCTGGAGCTGGAGCTTTTACCCGGCACCGATCTGGCCGAGGTCAAGGCCATTCTGGGCAACCCGCTTGTGAACATTTCCGTTCCGGCGGTTCTGGAGGAAACGACCGAAGACCCGGCAAAATCTAATACTTGATAAAGAGCAGCGGCGACGCTGCTTTTTATATTGCCTGAAACCCTGAAAGGAGGTGAACACATGACGAGAAAAGTAAAAAAGGCAAAGGAAATCACTGATGCAAGAATCTCTTTTGTGTCCCTGGTTGACAAGGCGGCGAACAAGCGGCAATTCCTGATCGTCAAGGACGAGGAAGGGAAAGCAGCCTTCACCACCTACGGCAAGATCATCAAGACGGACTCGGAGTCCCATTTTGTCACAGGCGTTGTGTACGAGCCTATGGTCGAGGACGCCCACGGCAATTACATGACAGCGGACGAGATCGCAAAGGCCGCGTACTGGTTTGCGAAGAACGGGAACCGCGTCGATCTCCAGCACAATTTCGTGTCTGCTGATGGCACCGCTGTCGTGGAGAGCTGGATTGCAAAATCTGACTCCAACATCGGCGGTGCCGACATCAAGGAGGGCACATGGCTGATGACCGTCGAGATCACAGACGACGATCTGTGGCAGTCCATCGAGAAGGGCGAGATCACCGGGCTGTCTATGGGCGGCCTCGGAGTCTTTTCTAAGGAGGATACAGAATTGAGCGAAGCATCCGTGAAGAAGTCCAAAGGCCGCGTTACCAAAGGCGCGGTCGCGGACAGTTACAAGCAGGCGAATATCAGTTCCAGCTTTTGGAACGCCTTCGACGCCCTGCGGAACGGCCTGTACAGCTACAACGGCTATACGGGCGTTTATACCTACCAGACCGACGAGAGCAAGATCAAAGAGGCCCTGGAGGACTTCAACGGTATCATCACCGAGCTGTTGACCGATGCTTCGCAGTCTCTCACCAAGTCGCTGTTTGACTGCAAGCCTACCCCGGAGGCCGGCCGCATTGAGAAGTCCGGGCGCACCCTGAGTGCAAAGAACCGGGCCGCCTTGCAGAACCTCTACGACGACCTGGGCACGTTCCTTGCGGACGCCGACGCCGAGAAGGATAAACCCGGTGGCGAAACCGGCACCGAGGAGGACAAGCAGCATGACGGCGAGGAGAAAGGCAAGAAGGCCGACAAGGGCACTGAGAAGCAGCCCGCGGAGAAGCCCGAAACCGACTCCGAGGCCGCCGGGACTGATACCACCGATGACACCGGCAAGAAGCCCGGTGACGACAATTCCGCAGAAACCACCAAGAAAACCAAGACCACTAAGGAGGGTAAAACCATGACAAAGAGCGAAGCTGAGAAGCTGGTGCAGGACGCTATTGCAAAGGCCCTGGGCCAGCAGACCGAGCAGACCCACGCCGCCGTCACCAAGGCAGAGGACGAGGAGATCACCCCTGATTTTGTTCAGAAGGCCGTCGATGCTGCCATCAAAAAGGCCCTGGGCCAGCAGGAGCAGGAACAGAAGCAGGAGCAGCAGCTCACCAAGGCCGACCTGGAGGGCTTCATTGAGGCTATCGTGAAGAAGTCCGTCGCTGAGGTGCGCGGCTCCCGCGCCAACCCCACCAACCTGAACGACGCATCCGGCATCGTTCAGAAGTCCGCCGATCAGCACTATCTGCACGGCATCCTGTAAGAACAGAAGGAGGAAAACCACATGGCACGTTCTATCGAGGACATCATCCGCAACGCCATCAGCACCGGCGACTTTACGCCCAGTGCTGGCGCGGGCATCCTGAGCAACGAGCAGGCCCGCAAATTCATTCAGCAGACCTTCGAGGCCACTACCCTGGGCAACCTGGTTCGCCACGAAATGCGCACCGCCAAGGCTGGCGAGATCGACAAGATCGGCATCGCTTCCCGTATCCTGCGTGAGAAGACCGAGGACAACGACGACGGCTACCGTGCAGGCGTCAACACCAGCTCCATCAAGTACAGCTGCACCGACGTCCGCCTGCCCTGGGAGATCACCGAGGAAACGCTGCGTGAGAACATCGAGGGTCAGAACCTCGAAGCCATCATCACTAACCTTATGACCACCCAGCTCGGCATCGACCACATCGACCTGTGCCTGAACGGCGACGAAAAGTTTGCCGGTGTCAAGCCGTTCAACACCAGTGACACCTTCAACAAGGGCGATCTGGTATCCACCGGCGGCAAGGTCTACAAGTTCACTGAACAGCACAGCGCAGGCGCGTGGACTGGCACTGATGCGAAGGCTCTCTGCACCACCGGCGATGCAGACTTCCTCAAGGTGAACGACGGCTGGATTAAGCAGCTGACGAACAACGCCCATGTCGTCGATGCTTCCAGCGACACCGGCATGAACCTGGATATGTTCTACAACACGCTGCACTCCATGCCGAACAAGTACAACAACGGCAAGCTGCGTTGGCTCATGAGCCCGCACCGTGCGCAGGAGTGGGAGCTGCATCTGCTGAACCAGATCATCGAGAAGGGCGGCGCGGTGCCTGAGTCTGTCTACAACAGCCCCGCAAAGATTCCTGTTGTCGAGTGCCCGTCCCTCAGCGACGACTCCGTTCTGCTGACTGACCCCAAGAATCTGGTGGTCGTCAACACCTACGGCATGAAGATCAGAAAGACCACCGAGGGCAAGGAAGCCATCATGAAGGATAAGCGTTTCTACGTTATCCACTTCGACTTCGACCCCATCATCGAGGAAATGGACGCCGCGGCCATCATCAAGGGCATTAAGTAAGGTAGAAAGGCAGAGAGAAGTATGCTGTATCACATCAAGCTGAAAAAGGCGATGTCCTATACCGGCATCGTCAATGCCACCAGGGAAGAGCCGAACGTCTACACCCACGATAAGGACATTGCGACCGCTGCTGTGCGCAGCGGTTATTTTGATCTGATCGAGGTTGAGGAGGACGAAGCCAAGGCCAATTCCGTTCCGCTGACCGCTGCAGGCGAAGAAGCGGAGGATGGCTCTATTCCGGCCCACTTCGACAAGGACTACCTGGACAGCCTGTCCATTACCGACCTGAAAAAGCTGGCCGGTGATCTGGGAGTGGCCGTTACCAAGGGCATGAAGAAGGACGACCTTGTGGCCGCCATTACCGCAGAAACCGTCACCGTCCCGGCGGCGGATGATGCGCAGCCCGACTTCGGGGAGGACTAAGCCATGCCGAAACGCCCCTGGATAACCCCGCAGCAGGTGCGTGATTACTCCGAAACCCCGGAAGTGCTCAAACGCAGCGATGCAAAGCTGAGCGTGGACATTTCCAGAGCAGAGCAGTACATCATCACCTACACCCATAACAAGGGCCTGGAGGAAATGGCAGAGCTGCCGGAGGGCGTGCGGACGGCCTGCATCTTGATGGCCGAGGCCTATGCCCACAACGCCGCTCTGACCTCCTCCAAGGTGCTGAAATCCGAAACATTCGACGATTACAGCTACTCGGCAGATCACTCCGACATCGAAGTTACCGATCTCGATCTGGCCGCCCTGCTGGATGATTATGTCGTCACGGCAGCAAACGGAACTGTTACCATGCGTATGCGTGTACTGTGAGGAGGGCCAAGCATGGCGTTTGAAGACTACCTGAACGATCTGTGCGACATCTACCACGCACAGAAAGGCGATGAATCCCCCGGCTACGGCTTGACCGAGCAGCCTTCCTTCTCCTATCCAAAGGAGCCGGACGTGCTCTCTGTGGCCTGCCATTTCGCGGTTAAGAGCGAGAGCACATCCATTTCGCAGACCGCCCCGGCCAACATCAAAGAGTCTCGTATCAAGCTGGCCCTGCCCACCGGCACCGACGTGAGACTCAACGACAAGATCGTGGACAGGAAGAACGGCTGTGAGTACATCGCGGAGATTCCACACGACATCCACGGCCACCACCTCTTCGTCTACGTCGTGGCGAAGGGCACACAGAGGTATCTCTGATGGCGACGGTTGATGTTGACGTCTCCGAATTTCGGGAGTTCTTTTCCCGCATCGGACAGGCCGCGTCCGGCGACTTTCGGCACGAAATGGAGCTCTTTCTGGAGGGCCTTGGTAACGAGTTCCTGAGAGTCCTCCAGGACGAGATCATCCGGCGGAAGGTCATGGACACCCGCCAACTGCTCGCGTCCTTCGAGAAAGGCGCCCAAGGGAACATCTGGGAGCTCACCGAGGGCGATCTGACATTGGAAGTGGGCACCAATGTCGAATATGCGTCATACGTCAATGACGGCCACTGGACAAACCCGAAAGGCGTCAAATACCGCTTTGTCCCAGGCTACTGGCAGGGGGACGGGCGGTTTGTTTATGACCCGTCCGCGAAAGGCGGCATGGTCTTGAAGCAGCACTGGGTAGAGGGCAAGCACTACTGGGAAAGTGCATTGCGCATCCTGGACAAGATGCTTCCTGATCTGCTGGATGCAAAGCTCCAGGACTGGATGGACAGCTATTTTGAATGAGTTGAACTTTTCAAACCAAGAAAGTTGATTTCATTTTGTAAGCAACTGATTTTGAAGGCTGTTCGGCAGAACGAAACACACAAAAAGGAGGAGTTCCATGCTTGAACAGGATTTAGCGAGCATCATGAGCTTTCTGACAATTCACAGTGGGAACCCTGCTCCGTACTACAAGAATGTGCCGGAGCAATTTTGCGTTCCGGCGGTGTACTTCCCGCGGCCTGAGATCGGCAGCAGCGGCGATACGTTCAGCACCTATGCTCTGGATTTTTCTCTGTTCGTAAAGTTTTTCCACAAGACGAAGGAGGAGGCCTACGAGCTGGGCTATGCAGCAATGAGCGCGCTGCTGGAGCGTCGGAACAGAGTCCCATTGATCGACGAAACCGGCAAGCCGACAGGAAAATACATCCATGTCCGAGACCCCACTTTGAGGGCTGTTGATGAAGGCGCAGTGCAGTTAGAAATTGACTGGACGGCAAGAAAGCCGTTCTTGATCGAGTCTGACAAATGTGCTGTCCGCAGTATCGAAACGGCGTACAGTGCAGCCGTGAGATTTTGCACTGTGAGCTATTCCAACCCTGCTTTTGCAGGGCAGGAGCCGAAAGGCTCAAAGTAATACTGGAGGTATTATATGGCTACTAAAGTAACAGCTGAGCAGGCCGCGGTGAAATATCCGCTGGAGTCCCTGCGCAACAACTGCCGCGCGGTCTTTGGCGTTTCTCTCGTCACTTTTGTTGGCGCGACCGCTGATCTCCCGGACGGTGAGTACACCAAGGAAGAAATTCAGTCCCGCATTGATGCGTGGCGTGTGAAGGAGGCTAAATAATGGCTGGTGGTAAGTTTGATAAGCTGGCAGGCAAGGTGCGTCCGGGCACTTACATGAACTTTGAAAGCACTCGCAGCGATACCGTGGGCACCAGCGAGCGCGGTACTGTGATTATCCCGCTGCTGAAGCCCTCCTACGGCCCCGCCGGTTCCTACATCGAACTGACGAATGCGGGCCCGGACGCTGCATACGCAAAGCTGGGTTACAGCGTCTACGACAGCGACCCCAACCGGCAGATGCTCCTCATTCGTGAGGCGTTCAAAAACGCCAGCAAAGTGCTGGTCTACATTCCGAAGGAAGGCACCAAGGCGACTGCAAAGAACGCATCCGCGCCGGAGCTGACCGCGACGGCAAAGTACGGCGGCACCCGCGGTAACGCGTTGACCGTCACCGTCGCCGCAAATCCGGTGGACGGTTTCGACGTTACCGTGAGTCTGGCTGGCAACACCGCGGCCTATTACGAGGGTCTGTCCACTGTGGATGATCTGATCGCACAGGACTGCGAGTACATCACCTTCACCGGCTCCGGCGCACTGGCCGCCATTGCCGCGATGAACCTCACCGGTGGCACTGATGCTACGGCCCAGAACGACGATCTCACCACTTTTATGGACACTTGGGAGAAGGTCAAGTTCAACACCGTGGCAATGCCCGTTACCGACAGCAGCATGAAGGCGGCGATCAAGGCCAAGATTAAGTATCTGCGCGAGAGCATGGGCCGCGGCGTGCAGGCCGTTGTCCCGGACTTCCCGGCAGACTACGAGGGCATCATTTCCATTAAGAACGGCTATGCAATCGACGACGACAAGCTGTCCGCAGCCGAGGCAACCGCATGGGTGGCTGGCGCGTCCGCTGGCGCATCTTATGTGGAGTCCCTTACCTACGATGCAGTTGATGGCGCAACCGATCTGGTGGACGCCCTGACGCATGAGGAGTATGTGGACGCGATCAACAAAGGCCACTTTGCTTTCTCCATTTCCGAGGAAAACAAGGTTATTGTGGAATACGACATCAACTCCCTTACGAGCTTCAAGCAGCCCAAGGATGAAACCTATCGTAAGAACCGCGTCGTCCGTGTTATGGACACGTTCCAGGAGTCCATTCAGCTGAACTTCCCGCCCAATAAGTATGCGAACGACAGCGACGGTTGGGACATCATGGAGGGCGTCGGAAAGTCCATCCTGAAACAGTTTGCGGAAGCTGGTGCGATCACCGATGTGGACTACGACAACGACTTCCTCGTCGATCGTGATGCGTCCTACGGCGACAAGACCTATTTCAACGTCAACCTGAAACCCGTTGACAGCGCGGAGAAGCTGTTCTTTACCACCCATACCCGCTGATGGGAGAAAGGAGCTAAAATATGGACTTCAATACCCGCCCGATCAATATTCGCATGGGCAAGATCGTCATTGACGGCATCGAGGTTGCGGACTCCGTTTCCGCGACCGGAACCTTCACCCCGGACACCTGGAGCGGCAAGCAGCTCGGTGATTATTCCAACAGCACCCGCTGGCTGGGCTACAACATCACTGTGTCCCTGTCTGAGCACCGCTCTACGCCCTGGATTAAGGACATGATTAAGAAGTACCAGGCCACCCATAAGACCCCGGAGCTGACTATCCAGGGCATCATGAATGACCCGGACTCCGACTTTTTCGACAAGCACCAGAACGATGTTTGCACCTTCGTCGGTTGTGTGCCGACCGGCGCAATGCCCCTCACCGCTCTGGATAGCGGCGGCGACGTCGTTACCGACAACCTGACTTTTAACGCACGCGACTTCCTGTAAGGCCGCGACAGTGGTGAAAAGGGGCTGTTTTCATCACTGGGATTCTGAATACAC